CTTGCCGCAAAGAGCATTTCAAATATTCACGAGGTAAGAAGTCGTGGAGCAAAATGCTTTGCTGTCACCACGGAGGATATTTCAGTAGAGGAAGACGACTTTGCACAAATACTTAGTGTCCCGAAGACCCATCCTCTCTTTGCAGGAAGCCTTTTGGTAGTTCCGCTGCAGTTTCTTTCCTATCAGGTTAGTCTCTTAAAGGGCTTAGATCCCGATAAGCCAAGAAACTTGGCAAAGTCTGTTACGGTGGAATAAAAAACTTTTTATTTATTATTTGCTTGAAGCGGCATCTGTATTTAATATTTTATTCAATACAGATACCGCTTCTTATTGATTATTATACTTAATTTATGCTCTTTGCATCTATTTCAATTGTATCAAAACCCCATCAAACTTATCTAAGTAAATCAGACAAACTATACTCTCCATTATGAATATTTGCTGTTCTACGGTACTCTCTTATAGCTTTTACCAAGGTCTTAGGATCACTAAAGTACTTCTTCACAAAATCATACGATTTTACATCATGCATCCTAAGACTTGATTTACAAAATTCACTTGGCTTTTTCCCTGAACGTTTAAATTGATTATATGCTCCTTCTGCATGAATAATTAACATTTCAATTTCCGGAGCGGTAATAATATTTGTCACATCAATTTTCTTTTCATATGCCTTACTTAATCGAAACTCTTCTCTGCGAGAATCCAAAATCCTTATCACAGAAATCTTCTCATCGAATCCCTTTCGCAAGTATCGCTCCTCAAATCGCTTGGCATTTCTGCATCGAATAACACGTTCTTCCAGCAATTCTTCTCTTTTGAAAATTAGTAAATCATTGTCAATCAGAATATCGATAACCGCTTCTTCTGCAGAACCTTCACATATGCATGCCTTATATTTTGCTAATTTCATCATATTGGCTCCCTAGCTAATTGAGGCATTAAGATTTTTCTTCAAAAGCATATACGCCTCATATGCCGGCGTTGTACCTTCAAGAAAACCGCTCTGATATGCATCACTCTTTTTAATGTCGTTACGTTTCAATATATAACTCAAATTTTCTACTGTAATTCCGTTTCGGTTTCTTACAATACAAATTCCATCATTTCTATCATACTCGTCAAGCAGTTCCGGATAATGTGTAGTGAAAACAAGTGTTCCACCATTTCTGTTAAGTCTACTGTCCATAAAGAATCGCATCAAAGTCGTAACAATTTCTTTATTAAAGTGATTTTCAATTTCATCTACCAAAAGATAACCGCCTGACTGAAGAACCTCTTTTATCATTGAGAATATAATGATACCCTTAATCGTACCGGACGATAAATACCGTTCAAGATCTGTCGCATTATTCAAAATAATCTCTTCATCGTCCCTAAATTTCAAATGGATAAATGTTTTTCCCTCTATCTGTTCGAAACACAATTTTTCAATTGTCGGATCAAGAAATGCAATTACATCTATCGGAATGTCTTCAGTAAATGGAAGAACATTTACATTTGTATATGAAAGCAGGCTGAATATTTCCACAGTTTCATTTTCTTTTTTATTGCGTGCAATGATAAAACTTACATCGTCAGGCAGGTATGCCTCATCTTTGTTACGCTGTTCTATAGGTTTCATTCCTGTAAAATCTGTAAAATATTTTTTTGACTTAACTGATGATATCGGCTTTTCCCAAAGACTTTCAGATAGAATTGTATATACATACTCTCCTGTTTTCGTCTTTTTAGATGTTATTACAGTTTCCAAACGACAGATATAGCTACGCTTATCATAAAAATATATTTGAATTGTCGCTTTTTTTGTCCCACCAAGAATGCTTTTTTCCTCTACGTGGTTGATAGGTTTATTATTCAAAATATTCAAAGCCAGGCTGATAAACTTTAGCACTGAAGTTTTACCTGATGCATTGATACCGATAAACGCACAAGCAGAATGAAGATAATAGTTGTCCTTCAAACAATAAAGGCTACCTTTATCCTCTTCACAAACTCGCTGCTGTGTATAGAAGCAAATGTCCAATTCTTTTTTAAATAATGGAAGTCCATTAGCTTTAATGCGAAGTATCTTCATCTACTATCCTCCTTTAAAAACATATTTTTCGTTTTTATTTTCTTTTGATCTAATTATATATTATAATTCAGAAGATATCAACGGATTATATGTTTTTAAATTTTATTCACAATCACACACGACTGCTAAACAGTTCTATAAATAACATTTTTTTAATACAAAAAACTCCGAAACATTGTTTCGGAGTGTAGTATTGCAATACAATATATGATTATCTCTTACATAACTGTAGGTTGCCTATTTTATAGCTTTTTAAACAGCTTTGTTACTAGTGAGTTTCTACCATTTATAAATAGGAAGAAACTCACATTACAAAAGTACATTTAATTTGCACTTACCTTATCCGACTCTTTCTTAAGAACATCAATAGCCTTTGCAATTACTCCAGGAATTGGCACTCCCATCAGCCCAGCATTTTCAATTATGCTTATTGATTCATTTGCTACAAATGCTATGATAACTGCATCTTTTATGTATGTTGTATGCATGATTATATCAAGCCTTACTGCCACAAGTACAATCATTAGTGCAACACCTTTTCGGCATAGTCCCTTGAATCCTGCACGTGATTCCAAAGCACCATTCTCACTCTTCTTGCTCCTCTTAAAAATACCTGCAACAATTAAACCAGTCACATAATCCAACGCCATGAAAACAATAAGAGTGATTAATGCATCACTCCATCCCCCAAAGACCATCGCTACAAATCCTCCTACTGCTCCAACTATGGAATATAATACATTTGCTCTCATATAAACCATCCTTTCTACTCTGCAAGTCCATACTTTTTCAAGTCCGGACTCTCTGTATCAAATTTCTTCTGATATCTACCATCTTCATCTACCCAATGATAAATATGCTTTTTATCATTCTTAATATAAACACTTCTCGCCATTACTCCAGATTTAGTCAAATAATAAGACTCATCTGCTATGTCAATCCACTGTCCTGACAACATAGCACCATCAGTATTCATAAAATACCAATCATCTCCATTTTTAAACCATCCGGTTATCATGTGGCCTGCACCATCGACAACATACCATCTACCATCTGTATTTATCCATCTGTTTTTTTGTACTACTCCCTTTAACTCATAGATCCACTTATCATTAAACATTACCCATCCAGTAAAGGTGTTCTTTTGATGTAACTTGCAAGCTTGGTAAGCGCACCAACTGACAAACTGTTGACACCAATACAGTCCATTTTGACCATACCAGTGACCATATTTTGTGTAGTTGGACATTCCGGCATTTGCAGTTTTTTCATCAAGCATGGCATTACTAGCCTTCTCCAAGTATCCTACTTCTTGCCTTGCTACAGCAATAAGTTCTTCTGCTGTACATGTCTGATTGCTAAAAAAAGGCATTCCAAACCCATTGATTCGGTTTTTTCCACCTACCTCACCTTCAGTAAATCTGTACTCCTTTCTTGCAACACCTCCACCATTTCTTTCAAATGCGACTGCCGATGTATTACCCTCTATAGTATGAATCAAATATGTATCATTGACCTTTTTTACATCTTCAACAATTCCTACGTGAGCAACCCTATCCTTTTCACCACTATAAAAGTAAACTACATCTCCAGGATGTGGAGTCTTACCATACGCCCGATTTAGAACAAAATAATCCTTACCAGTTGGAGTGAACTGGCTATATGAACCTCTTAGCAGTTTTTTTCCTGCTGAAAATGCACTATCCATTTTTTTTCGCCTTTCTCTTTTCTTCTGTATCTCTGCAACTCTTGTAGCCATGCTGCAATCTGCAAATGCTCTGACTTGCACCTACTACATGCATCAGCCTCGCCTGCAACCTTTAAAGCATGGTCTATTGCTTCCTCTAATGTCATATAATTATCTCCAATAAAAAAAGAGCTTAAGCTCCTCTTTTGTCTATTTAAAATGCTATTTCGGTATAAAAAATGCTATTTCAGTTATTAAAATTCCACTTTCTGCTATCAAACTACATCATCAGGTATTCATCAGTTTTCATGAACTCCTCAACTGCTGTTCTGTACTTCTCCGGAACTTCATCAAGTGCCATAAGGCCGTGTTTAATCCTTGATGCATAGAATCTAACATATACCTTTAACTTTCTTTTACTGCTCATTTTCTTCTCCTTCCTCATCAGTGCTCATCAGTTCAAGCATCATATTTGATAGGGCATCTATACGTCCTGTCAATGTTGCCTCTACCTGCTCCACTTTATCCATAGCCCTGAACATGAGTAATGCCTGCATTTGGGCAATTACTCCCATTGCATCTTTAATAAAGTTGATTGTGATGCCCTGCAATTTAAGGCCCGTTATAGACTGCTCTCCAGATTCATCCTGTAATGTCATGATTACAGTATTTGCATCTGTAAGCTTGTCCTTAAGCTCATCTAATTCTGCAAAATTATCAATCACTGTGACAAATGTGTCTCCGTAGTGCGAGCTTAACTCTATCTCCGTCTTGTCCTTTAATATTAATTTGCTCATTTAAACCTCCTAATTTATAAATTCTATATAATTAACTACAACATTAGAACTAACAACTCCATTACCATACTCATGTATTATGTTACCCAACATAAAATATAAAAAATGATGTCCCTGATTTGCTGATACATCAAGTGTTAAATATAGTTGAGAGTGGTCGCTTTGGTCTCCTGCACTTGGTCTAGTTGATGTCATTACATGAGATGTAGAATTTGCTGTACCTCCTATATCCTTAAGAACTGTATTACTTGCAGAATTGTAACTTTCTCCTCCGGAATTTGAAACAGGGGTTACTCCAATTTCAAAACTTACACTAGCAGGTTGAGCATTAGTTCCATCTCCTATAAATCTAAAAACCTTATAGCCTACCTTTATATATCGAAATGGTGATAAATTTATAGAATGGGCAAAAACGCATCCTACATCTTGTGCAGAAACTTGTCTGGTATTACCTCCATAAAAATTAAGAAGCTTCATGCCACCATCTTGTATTCCTAAGTACCCATTACTTGTATTTTTAAAGTTCAAAAACCTAGGAATGCTTCTTAAAATAAATCCCTTATTCGCCACCCCCGATATCAAAACTCCATCGAAGGTGGCGTTCCTAAAAGCCACTCGCCCTGCTCCGTAATCCTGCAATGTTCCTGTGATACCATGTATATTTACGCCAGCTCTGATGTTCCACGGCTGAAAATTTGGTGATGGCAAGGCTACATAATTTGCGCCTTGTATAAAAGCCCCATTTTTTATTCCGACCACTATACATCTACCTACGTTAGGCAAATCGTAAGCAAAGCCCTGCCCAGAATGACTAGGATTTGCAAGAATAACATCACCATGAGTAGCAATCCATCTTGGAATTGTGCCTTCAAACTTAATACCATGCTGTGAAGATGCCGTCTGCCACTGCAGTACGCTATCCGCCCTTGCTGTACCAAAAGCTTCTGCAGGTATATCTACATGTGGATTATTATCTTCTCTAGCGTAGTAGGCATTGCCATGACCTAATATAGCCCAAAACTTTCCTCTCCTTGCATCAATTCCCCACCCACTAGAAGCATTAAGGCTATAATCATTTACTTTTGTATCTATAATTTTAATATTGCCTTTTACCCCCAGATAAGTAGCAGTTTCAAGCATTTTATCTGCCGCTAATTTAAGTAAACTTTGAAGTTTTTCAAACGTTATCCATACCCAAGGATTTCCATTGTTTCCATGATAATATCCCTCAGGTACTACTACAGATATTCTTGAATTCACCCAATCAACAACATCAGGCCTCGCAACCATATCACCTGCTCCTCTGCTCGGAATAATCCCTTGGACAATCTCATCATCGCTATCTGAAGTAATTGTCATATATCCTTGCAGGACCTGTGCCTTAGAGGCTGTCACATCACTTGATGTTACTCCCCCGGAACCACCCTTCATTAATATTGCTTTTGCCATGAACTACCTCCCTTTTACTCCAAGCAGTACATCCACCTCCGGTCTTTTTCTGAAACAAGAAACTATCATATATCCATCATATGTATCTATTCGGTCTATGCAGTCATACGACTTCCACAGCCTTTTAATAGTATTTGCCTCAGTTGTTCCGTTATTAATCAAGTGACTCACTATCGGAGTGTCGGTTGACTTCATCCCCGGCATTTCAATTCTCAGAGTATATGGTGCTGTTTGCGTGAAGGCATTTGCCCTCATCCATACTTCTGTAGTCTTACTTAGCATGTTGACCACGAATTTAAGGCCTGCCACTAAAGCACTTAATGTACTCTTGATTGTTCTTTTTGCACCTATTTCAGTTATGTCTGTAATGGTTGTATTTTCAAGCCACCCATCAGAAAGAACGGCCTCTCCTATTACTCCACTATCTTTATCTATAAATCCCTCTATTTGTTGAGTTGTGGCATAAATTCCTTCAGGTACAGTATACGAGAATCGAATTTCACTTGCTCTTGATACCTTCAGATACATTTCAAGGAGTATTGATGCAGGTGAACTTGCCTTGCTTGGAATAAAATCTGCATTTATAGCTGTAGCTATTGCAATCAGTTTTTCTGATCCATCAATCTCTGCATAGACTCCATACTCTGTGATATCATATCCGACTGTAATATCATCATTTGTAATTAGGGTTTGTATTTTTACCGTGGTATCATCGACCAATTTTACATTCTTTATTGGGAAGCTATTTTTGAAGCTTTTAAGTCCGGTAGCATTATCTAAATTTTCAGTTCCGGTATATGCTCCATTTCCAGCTTTGATGCTTTGAAGTTTTAAGAATTGTTTGCTGGCCAGTGCATTATTGATTGCACTTATACCTGTGTTAGTGACCACGGTTTTTCTAAAATTTGCCATTTATCCTCCTTATTTGATTACCGTTTTCGCAGTTTGGACCATTCCAATACCGACATACAAATCCATATCCAGTTTGCAACTTTGTTCAACACTTATAAGCGAAGAACTCATGTTTTTTATCTTAGATATGATTTCTTGAAAGTAACTAAGGGATGAATCATTTAATTTCGCCGATGTCAGTATCTTAAAGGTACCTGGAGCACCGCCAAAATTAAACCACTCGACAACTTCTCCTTCCCCAAGAACTGTATCAATAAGCTCGTTTACTGCACCTATTGTTCCCGCTTTTTGATGCCATATCAATGAGCTTTGAACAAGCTTTCTTTTTGTCTCAATAGGCAAATCATTTTTGTAATACTGAGTTCGGCACTCTAGCGCCATCAAATCAAGAAGCTCTTCATCCATATGTTCAATATCTGCATACAGCACTGTTTGAGTTGATGTAACAATAAGCTTTGCCATTGCTTTTTTATACGCATAGCTTATCGCTGCAATATCAGGATCTGAAGATAGTAGGTATGGCAAGACCAAAGCAGGCTCTCCATCTTTGTACTTAATCATTTTCAAGGCCTCCGTATGTTACTGACTGAGATTTCATGCTTGCCACCGAATCCTCATCAACAACTGTGAATACAGGTGAAGCTATATCCACCCTTTTCGCACCTGCATTTAATATCTTTTGTCTCAAAACATCCGGGTTTATATCTCTACCGATTTCACTTTTCTGCCAATCAATGTAATCATTTATGGCTGCTACAACTTTTAACTGAATATTTGTCGCTCTGCTTTGATCACTTGAGTTTACATAGTAAGTGATATTGATAGAATACGTTTTCTTTACAGGGGCAAGAACTTCTATGCTGTCAGTAAGCGGTTTAATGCTTGGGTTTGATAAATATTCTTTGAGTCTGGCAATAGACTCGCTTTCAGGAATAGCTCCATTCTCAAGTAAGTATCTCACACTTACCACTCGTGGACTTGGACTTGTAATCCTTACACTGCTTACACCGGTATAAAATTGCCTTACAAAGTACTCATATGAATCAGCAGAACCTGCAGATGAATATGCAGCAGGAGCCATATATATCCTTTGCCTTAGTGACTCATCTGATTCTATATCTGCTCCACCTTCAGGTTTAGTAATATTCTTTGCTTCATCAATAAAGGCTATAATATCAACTAATGTGTTAAGGTCTCCAATATCGTAGTTGTTTGTCATTTGTCCAGCACTTGTACATGTTGCAGGAACATCTACACTTAGGCTTCCTGCAGGTATCTCTGAATATTCATCTGTTGCGAAGTATACATTGTCGCCTGCTGTCACTCTTGTACCCTTAGGTATACCTATAGCAGATGTCCTCTTTGACTTCATAGCAAACCTTATTGTTGTCGTGGATCCTGCTGCAGGCTTTCTATGAATGTGTTTTATAGCACCCAAATTTTCAAGATACTCACCTCTACTATACTTAAGTAACCCCATCTTTCCTGCATCATCCATGTACATATATCCTTGGTATATAAAATAAGCACCTGCAAGAAGTATTATTCTGCGATCATCAGCTTTTCCAAGAATAATATCCTTTCCAGTAATCTCTTTATATTTTTCTTTAAACCATGACACCATATCATCGGCAAGTTTTTCCATTGTGTAATCTTTTATAAAGGATATTTCCGGGTAATCAATTATCCCTTTTAAGTTAGTATTCTCCATTTTCAGTACCTTTCTCCAGATATACTTTTATTTTTGTTTTTCCGTCTTGGTCGTGAAAGAAGTCAACACTACTCACAGATACCCTCGATTCAAAAGACTCAACTTTTGCAACCATATTGGTCACTATGTCATTCTCAAGGTCAACGGCAATTTTAGAAACATTATCTATTGAAAGCCCTAAGCCTCTAAGTAAAGGCACAGTACCTTCAGATAGTCTGAAGATATTATTCAAATTTCTAAGAATATCTTTTATTTCGCTATCCTTAAGTTCATCTAAAAATTCAAATTGAATCTCATTCATCTCATCTCCTATCTGTACTCGGTCATAGTGATATCAAACTGCGCACTTAAAAGTTCACCTTTTTGGAGCACAACTCCAAAGCTTTCAGACACATTTGTAATCATTGCTTTTGAACAGATGTTTCTTCTTCCAATGACAAGTGGAGCAATAACTCCTGCTGACATGTAATTTACCAACTTTTTTTCAAGCTTTTTCGGAGACATGCCTCTTGTTGCTCTTACCTTTATCGTGAATGTAATTGACTGTAGATTGTTTCCGAGTAGCTCAACTAAAGGTTTACCACCTATTACCTGATGCAGTGTAGTTCTAATTCCAAAATCTCTTTTAAATCCATTGAATGTAAGGATTCTTTTATCACTTGTTTCAAATTTAAGATAAGGACCCCAGTTTCCAATCTTTGCCATTTATCCTCCTACTTAGCAATGATTTCTGCTAAAGTTATGCTTCCTGCTGAGTCACTAAAACTCATAGCACCATCACTTACATTGATTGTTGCATTTGGATCATCACCTGCATAAAATTTCCCAAGAACTACTGCCATAGAATTATCATTACTCATGTGGGCAACCACTACAGCATCATCCTTTTCAAATGTCTGTTTTATCCCTGCAAAAGCCAATACCGGAAGCTCTGTGGTTGTTTTTCCTGTGTCAGGATAGGTTACAGATACTCCACCGGTTCCAATACTGCTTACAAATCCTATTCTTATCATAGATCCTCCTATAACCTTGTAAATATTCTGTAGGCACTGACCTTCATTTTATGCCCGGAGCTTCCTGAAAGGTCATGACTTACTTTTGTCACATAGTATTTCCCATCAATACGCCCCATTCCTTTAATCTCTATATTGCATGAAGCAACTATGTTTGCATTACCCAAGGCCGTGAACTCCAATGTCACTGCCTTTTCGTTTTCAGCATTTACTTTTGCCTTTGCAGTTCTCTCAGCTTCTTCCTTGCTATCTGCTTTTTCATTCAGAACAAGGATTCTTGGTTCTTCGCCCACAGTAACAGATATTATCTTTGTTTTTTCTTTTTTGTTCTTAGCCTTTTTATCGACCTGAGTGTATGATATTTTTGCACCGGTATATGTGCCGATTAATGTTGAATTCCAACTCCAGTCCTCAAAGTCTGTCTCTGAAAATGTAGCCGTTATACCTCTTGCCTCATACATACTCTTATCAAAAATAACAAGTCCCTTTTTATATATCTTAATAAATAGGCCTTGATCACTGCATAGCTTTGCTATAAATTCACTATCAGATTGTTCTTCCTGATCTACTTTCTCAATTATCGGTTCACCTGCCCAGAAGTAAAGATTCTCCATTCCATACTTGCCTTTTATCTCTTCAGCAATCTGTTTAACAGTTACCTTTTCCCAAGTCTTACTAACCTTTCCAGTTTGGAATCCCAGTCCTGCAGGCAACGATACTCCTTTTATGCTACATTTATGTCCACCGCTTCCACCTGAATATGTAATATCATCTATTGTAAAGTTTCCGCAATGATACAATTGATAGATACTGTTGTTTGTCATGTTATGAAAGAATATTGTAACATCCAGATCGTGTTCTTTTTCCGGGACAAAGCCCTTCCCCAATGCCCACTCCATATTTCTATCACTAAGATTTATAGTTATTTCATCAGCATTGCCGGAGTCATTATCTGTATAAGATAATGACTCACAACGACTTGAAAGACCAACTTCAGCTCCATCATATAATATCTGATATGTTACCCTCCTAGCCTTTTGCATTTAGCATTGCCCTCCATGCTGGATAATCACTTGGGACAGTTTCACTTATTGCAAACTCTTTGTCGGGGACAATGAGTTCCACTCCTGCAGGAAATACGAAGTAATCAAGTTTATCTCTATTTAAATCCATAATCTTATCACACATATATTCATTTCCATACAGTTCATAGGCGATTTGATCCCAAGTCTGACCTTGAACCGTGATGTATCTCCTCATCTCAACCTCCTAGAACCTTGTCCTTCCCTTATCCTTCATCCACTGTCTCATGAGCTTGTCAAACTTATCTTGTGATATCTCATTGGCTTGAATAATATCATCTTTCGATACTGAACCCTCGAATTTGTACACCGGTGCGTAATTTATTGACACCGCTCCACCATCTCCACTCGCTCCTGCTACTGCATATCCGGAAGAAGCTATTCTATCACTAAGAGTTGACAAAGGGACTCTGCCTGTTCCCATCTGGGAATCCTCAATGCGTTCTGCAATTAGTTTGACAGAGGCACTTATTGCACTGTCGATAAATCCTCCCATTTTGCTCCATAATTCTGACAAAGGAAGAATTGCTTCTGCTCCTGCTTCTCCGCCAACCATGGCATTGTTTCCGTTAATGCCAAATAGTGTCGGACTTGTCATTATTCCACCATCTTTATACCATTCAACTCCGAGAGTAGGAACCTTTGGCGGTGCAAGGCTAAAGTCTCCTTTTATAGAGAAGTGTGGCATCTTAAGTTTAGGAAGCTCCCATTTAAAGTTGAAGAATCCCTTTATTGCATTTACAGCACCTGATACAATACTTTTTGCCGCCTCCAACTTTTCATTAAATGCATTTTTTATTCCATCAAGGATTCCAACTACTGTGTTCTTAGCTCCTTCCAAGTGTGTAGTGAAGAATGATTTTATTTCTGACAGCTTACCGTCAGTGGCCACGTTTATAGCACTAAGAGCACCTGTGACAACACCTTTCATTGCATTAAGTGGGGCAAGAGCAAGAGAACTCAAGACTCCAAATGCACCTGAGAATATGCTCTTTAATCCTTCAAGAGCCTGTGACCAGTTCCCGGTAAATACTCCTTGTACGAAATCTATAACACCCTGAAAGACCTGTTTAACTCCACCGATAACTCCATCTATTGTTGCTTTCCATCCATTAAACACTCCTTCAATGAACGCAAAGGCGACTGGGAATTTATTCTTAAATCCTTCTATAGCATTTCCGATAGATTCCTTGATTGCATTAAACTTCTCTCCAAGCCATGCTCCAAGTTGCCCTGCTTTTTCTTTCACAGTATCCCAGTTCTTCCAGAGTAGAACTCCAATAGCAATTATTCCACCTATTGCCACAATCGCTAAACCTATTGGACTGATTAGGAAAGCAAATGCGGCACCAAGAGCCCCCGTGACTCCTGCTCCAATCGTTGCCGCAACATTCCACACTGCCTGTGCTGCCGCAAGAGCATATGTTTGAACTACACTTGCCGCCTTAACTATTGCATCCTGAATATACATAGCTTTTATAGCAAGAGTCAGTGCCATATCCTTGGCCTTTGCAATATTTAATATTGTAAGAGCTTTTGCTGCAGAATAAACTCCGGTAACAAACTTATAAAACTTTATGGCTGCTACTGCAGTTCCAATTGCTGTGATTGTAGGAAGGAATCCGTCCCATTGCACGAATGCATCAGCTACATCTGTCACACCCCCGACTACTTTAAGCAGTGCGTCAGTAATGTTAGGAATAGCCGTCTCTGCTATATATGTTATTGTGGGTTTTGCATTATCAAAGGCTTCAAGAAATTTCCATTTTAAATCACTCAAAAGATCCAGAATAACATCAAATGTATGTTCATTTTCTGCTATTTTCTCCATCACATTACCAATCGCATTTTTCAAAGTTCCTATGAGAAAACCTGCAACTTCTTGACCTCTTTTTATAAAATCCTGTGCAACCTCTATAGCACTTCTTATTGACTCAGGCAGTTCAATTCCAAAAGTATCGCTCATCATATTGCTAAATGAATCTATACTTCCCTCCCCACCGGTAAGCGTAACTAAGAAGTCCATAACACCTGCGGACATATTTCCAACCCCGGTCATAAAATCATCTATTGGAAGCTTGTTTATCATTCCAACAAAGTTTTCTGTGATTTTAGGAATAGTATTTGATAGCCCATCCATTATTTTAATAGCATGTGGTCCAAAAGCCTCGACCATAGAAATTTTAAGATCACTTATTGCACTTCCAAATCTCGCAACGGCACCTTTTAATGTATTGGTAACTCTAGCATCCATCGTATCAAGTGCACCCGAAGAATTATTAAGATTATCTGCCAATGCATCCCATGCCGAAGCCGCACCATCAGCTCCTTCTTTTACACCATCCAGTAGATATCCGAACTTCGAGTAATAATTTGTTCCTGCAATTGCGGCCATGTAGTTATTTTTCTCTTCTTCTGTCAAGCCTGACATTGCACCATTTAAGTCTATGAGAATTTGACGCATATCTCTCATTTTGCCTGCATTATCATAGACCGCAACACCAAGGTCTTCAAATGCCGCCTTTGCTGCATCTTTAGTTGAAATACGAACCAACATAGAATTCAAGGCAGTGCCTGCCTCTGCACCCTTTACACCGTTGTTCGCCAATATACCAAGTGCGGTTGCCGTCTCCTTGAAATCCATACCTGATGCCCTTGCAGCTCCACCACATCCAATCATCGCATCCATCAAGTCTGCAGATGTAGTATTTGCTTTATTATTTGTCATAACTACTACATCAAGATATTCCTGCAGTTCATCTATGCCGACTCCCATTGCACTCATTGAGTCTGTAACCCGATCACTTGTAGTTGCCAAGTCTGCCTGCGTAGCTTCTGCCAGTTTTAGAACAGGCGTGAGCGCTTTCGTACTGGTTTCAACATCCCAGCCTGCAAGTGCCATATAACCAAGTGCATCAGCCGCCTCAGAGGCGGTGAAGGTTGTAGCTTTTCCTGCTTCTCTTGCGGCTTTTGACAACTTGTCGTATTCACTTTCAGTAGCACCGGCTATACCTGCTGTATTCGCCATTGACTGTTCAAATTCAGAATACTCACTGACCGCATCTCCGATAAATTGTCCAACCTTTATCGCAGCAAAAGCTCCTGTAATCATAACAGCAGCTTTTTTTGCCATGCCTGCAAGGTGGCTAATTCCATCTTCTGTCATTCCAAAACTCTGTTTCAAAGAGTTTTCAACTTTACCTGCGATTCGAATTGCCAACTCCTGCTCGCTGTTTCCTGCCAATCTCTTCCACCTCCTCTGCAACTTCTATCAATTCAAAAACAGACAGGGATAGAAAATAATCAATCCCTGTCTGTAAAACCATAGCAAGCTGTATGGCAAGTTTTCTTAATTTTTTACCATCGTCAGGTCTTATCCCTCTCCGTAAAAAAAAGAGGTTACCCTGTTCTTCACCTTAATTGCATCTTTAGGATGCAGAGACTTAAAGAATTCAAGTGGAATCTTTGTTGCTCTCGCAGATATGATACAAGCATATTCAAGAGACATCTCGGGCAAAAAGGAAAAACTGCCACTCTTTTCAAGTATCTTATTTGCTGCAATCATATCTGTTGCACTCATGTTTTCTAAACCACTCAAGTCAAGCTCTTCATATTCCTTATCCTCAAAAGTATACTTTCGTGAGAATTTAACAATCATGGAGGTGTCATTTCCTGACACCTCACCCTGAGAACCTTCTACATTAACTACTTTATTTTTATCAGCCATATTTATTTCCATTCCTTTCGC